GCCGATGCGAGAAAGGCCGACACCGAGGCAAAGGGAGCCGACACCGATCGCCGGATGAAGCTGATGGAGCATATGTCCGGTCGCTCCCAGGACGCCCATGACCGTCAGATGGACCATGCCAGCCACGCGCTCGACGCACAGGGGCAGGCCCACGACCAGATGATCGACCGCAGCAAGCTTGCGCTCGAGGCCGCACAACAGCGGCTTGAGCAGCAGAAGATGGCCCACGAGCAGCTGATGGCGCGCCACCAGCAGCAGATGGCAGCCCAGCAGCAGGGTCACCAGCAGCAGATGGACAAGAGCCAGCTCGCCAACGACACGGCTGCCACGCAAGCCGGCGTCGCCAAGGATCAAGCCTCGACCCAGCGCGATCGGGTCGGCGCCGTGATCGACGCCATGCAGCCGGTACAGACCGACAAGAGCCTCAACACGCCGCGGGAGAAAGCGACTGTGAAGTGAGCAGCTTTCCACGCCAAAATCTGCGCTATGAAACCATGGAGGCGCTGCGCGAGCGCATCCAGGAGCTGGAGGAGCAGCTCGGCATCCGCTCCACCGAGGCTGATGGCCTGTTTCGCCTGCCGGTGACCGCCATGCAGACCCGCATGCTCGGCGTCTTGATGAAGTTCGATCTGTGCTCGCGCGAGCGACTGTTCTTCGCGCTCTATAGCGACCGTCCGGATAGCAATTGGCCAGACGATCGGCTGATCGACGTGCAGATTTCCCACATCCGCAAAAAGCTCGCGCCCCGCTCCATCTCTATCAAGACCAAGTGGGGCCAGGGCTGGTACATGGAAGCCGAGGACAAGCAGAAGGTTCGCGACTGGGTCCTGGAGCTGACCACCTACGACGAGACCAACTGGCCCTGCCATGCTTAGGGTCCACCGCATCAACGCCCGCCGCCAGCTATTCCGTCAGCTGCAGCAATTCTTCGAACAGCACCTCATCGGACTGTGGACTATTTCCGATGTGGTATTTGACCCGCCCGAGCTTCTGGCAAAGGAGCCTGGGCGCCGGCAGCTGCACCGCGAATCAATCTCCGGGCACTTCGGCGCCTTCACGATCACTCTGTCATCCCCAGAGGAAAAACCACCGCTAGGCGAAATCGTCTGCCAGTCACTCCATGGCCTACGGATCGAGGGTCCCCTCGATGCCAGGACCTGGGAGCGGATTGCAGCCGAGATCAGGCCGAGCGCAACCAATGGGGACGACAATGAGCGACCAGGACGACATCGGGCTTTCAGCTGAGGAGCAGGCCCAATTCGACAGCATGCGCGACTCGGCACTACCCGCCGGCAGCAATATCCAGTCACCCGATCAGATCACGCCAGCCACCGATGCGGTCACCACCGCCGTCGACGACAAGAGCGCCGCGGCCGACAAGGTCGACGGCGATACCGAGGAGGATGGCGTCTATACGGTCACCGACCCGGCCGGCAAGCCTGTGGTCGATCCGGACACCGGCAAGAAACAACAGCGCGTCAGCTTCCACAAGTATCAGCGCGCCATGCAGAAGCAGGCCGAGCTGGAGGCCACGCTGGCCAAGACCGCCGAGGAGCGCGCGCGGATCGACGAGCGGCTCAAGATCATCAACGAGGCGCTGACAACGCCGCCGCCGACCGAGCCGGAGAAAACCGCCGAGGAGCTGGACCCGGAGCCCGATCCGGAGGTCAATATCTTCGAGTGGGTGAAGTGGCAAAAGCGCGAGCTGGGCCGCGAGCGTGAAGCCCGCACCAACCTCGAGACCGCGTGGCGCGAGGAGCGCGATGACGCGCAGCTGGCGAACAACTACCGCCAGGACGCCAGCCGATTCGCGTCCACCGAGCCGCATTTCGGTGGCGCCTACCAGTTCCTGCTCAATCAGCGCGGCAACCAACTGCGCGCCGCGGGCTGGACGGACGAGACCAAGATCAGCCAGCAGCTGGTCAAGGAAGAGAAGGGGCTCGTTCGCAATGCCTTCTCTGAAGGGCAGTCGCCGGCAGCGCGCATCTTCCAGATGGCGAAGGCCAACGGCTTCGTGCCCAAGGCCCCGGAAAAGGCTGCGGCACCTGCAGTTCCTGGCACCCCGCTGGGTCAAATGCCGAAGGCGCCTGCAGCTGCGGCGGCACCGGCCGCTACCCCACCCGGGGGCGTGCCAAGCGTCACCGAGCAGGTCCGTATGGCTGCTGAGGGGGCAGCTGCGGCGACCACTCTGTCGACTGCCGGCGGCGCGCCGCTCGAGCAATTGACACAACAGAAACTGCTCACTATGGATGAGGATGAGTTCAACGCGGTGGTTTCGAACCTATCGAAACAAAAACTTCGAGAACTCTTCGGCGACTGAGTAAGTCGCATTCGTAACGGACCACGGTTAAGTGTCCGAGCTGCTGGCAGCCCAGACGAGGCTGCCTTTGGGTGGTCCCCCGGATAGCGGACCCCGTCGCGCAGAACGATAATCGCGCATCCCACACAGTCGTTCTCTCAAGCGATCAACGGCGCAGCTCTATGCGCGCCACACCAGGGGTGCCCTATGGCCATCACGAATTTTGGTGTCAATGACACCTTAGCAGTCAAGCTCTGGAGCAAAACTCTGGACGCCGAAGCTCTCAAATACACCGACATTGGACCGCTGATCGGGGATAGCCCGAACGCGATCATCCACCGCAAATCCGAGACCTCCAAGGGTCCAGGCGACTCAGTCACCTACGGCATCCGCATGCAGTTGGCCGGCGCTGGCTTCACGGAAAATCAGCTGGCAGAAGGCAACGGCGAGTCGCTGTCGATCTTCTCCGATGCCATCGTCATCAACGAGCTTGGCCACGTCGTCTCGGTCAAGAACGGCAACACCATCGACGCCCAGCGCGTCCCCTTCAATCTGCGTGAGGAAGCCCGCGACGGTCTCGCCGACTGGTATGCCGGCCGCTTCCAGACCGACATCCGCTACACCGGCCTGCAGGCGCCCATCGTGGCAACCCGCATCGTCCGCCAGTCGAGCCGCTCCGACGACGCCTCGCTGATCTCGTCCGACACCTTCACGATCAACCTGATCGACAAGGTCAAGGAAGCTGCAATCACCGCGACCCCGAAGGTCCGCCCCGTCAAGATCGGTGGCCAGGACGTGAAGGGCCGACGCGACTACAACGCGACGCTGACCGACAAATATGTGATGTATTTACATCCATACCAAGTCACCGACCTGCGCATCTCGACCTCGACGGGCCAGTGGCTCGACATCACGAAAGCTGCCATCACCGGCGGCCAGATCAGCGGCAACGGCCTCTACACCGGCGCGATCGGCGAGTACAACGGCGTCATCCTGCGCTCCTCCTTCCACGTCACGAATGGCGTCTCCAACGCCGGTGCGACCCAGACCAGCGTCTACCGCTCGGTGCTGCTCGGCGGGCAGGCCTGCATGATGGCGTTCGGTCAGAAGGACTCGCCAGGAAAATACAGGTGGAACGAAGAATTATTCGACCACAAGCGCCGCATGGAAGTGTCCGCGTGGACGATCCACGGCATCAAGAAGGTCAAGTACAACTCGCTCGACTACGGCGTCATCGTCTGCTCGACCTGGGCCGCTGCCCACGTCTAAGAACCAGTGAGGGTGGCGAAGGCCGCCCTCTTCCACCTTCTGCATCTGGCTCGGAGGAGCTTTTCAAATGGCCACCAACACTTCTGGTACACAGGCTCGGCAGGACCCGCGTCAGGTATCCAACACCATGCGCGGCAGCATCTCATTCAGCAACATCTCAGCCACGGCCGTCTTCGTCCCGATTGGCGTATTGCCAAAGGGCGCCTGGGTCATCGCGGTGCAGCTGTCGGTCGATACCGTCTTCAACGCTGGCTCCGGCAACACCATCGATGTCGGCACCGCTGGCACGCCCACGCAGTTCATCAGCGGTGGCAACGCCGCTTCGGCTGTCGTTTCCGCGGCGCCTGTCACGGGGCTCGGCAAGGCCGCTGCAGCAGCGGCTGATACCGTGGTCGGCCTCCGCTACAACTTCGGCAGCACCGCGCCGACGACCGGCGCTCTCGAAGTGCTGATCGAATACGAGGGCGGCTTCCCAGCCACCGCTGGCGTCGAATTCAGCGGCTAGTGACTAACCGGTGGCGGCTTCGGCCGTCGCCTTTTCTGTTTCGGCGACCAAGAGGGTCTTCTCATGACGTTCCCGCCCGGCGCAAATACCGATGGCCAAGGTCAGGCCATGCTGATGGGTAATCCAGAAGTCTGGAATATGCCGGCGCCAGCCAGCTACTCCGGTGCGACGACCTATCTCGCCTCCGACATCATCGGCGGCATCATCGTCAACGGCGGCACGACCTTCGCGTCCGTCCTGCCTACCGCTGCTCTCCTGGTGGCGGCGATGAAGGGCATCTTCGGCGCGCAGCTGCAGGTCGGGGCCACTGTCGGCTGTCTGATCGTCAACGGCGGCTCCGGCACCATCACGCTGACCGCAGGCTCCGGCGGCGCCTATGACACCAACCAGTCGAGCGGCCAAGCGATCCTCACCGGCACATCGAAGTACGTCATGATCCGCCTGACCAACGTCACGCTCGGTTCTGAGGCTTACGTTATCTACTGCTGATCTGCGCGGTGTCGAGGTGAACGATGGCCATCGGCACCCAAGGTGCATTGAAAACCCGGATCGCGCTTGAACTGGCGCGTCCGGATATTTTGGCGAGCGACGGCCGCATCGCTGACGCCATCACCGATGCGATCACCACCTACCAGACCGAGAAGTTTCGCTTCTCCGAGATCAATCCCGCAAACCCGCCGACATTCACGACCAGCCAGGGCGTGCTGACCTACAGCGACGCCGCGGCAACGCCGCCGCTGATCTCGAATGCGCTCTACGTCAACTTCCTGACCTACACCTTCGGCACATCGGTGTTCTACGTGCGGCGCGTCTCGCCACTCGAGATCATCATGGCGAACCAGAACCTCAACGTTTCTGGCCCGCCCGAGGCCTTCGCGATCGAGGGCGAGACCATCATGCTGACGCCGGTACCGGATCAGGCCTACCTGATGACGGCCGACGTGCATCTCTTGGTGCCGGCGCCGGCTAGCGACATCGTCACCGGCAACCGCTGGATGACGGATGGCGAGATGCTGATCCGCTCCCGCGTCAAATTCGAAATCGCCACCCACATCACCCGCAACGCCACCATGGCGATGGCGATGTCGCCCGAGGCCCATGGCGGCCCTGGCGGCGGCCCTGGCGCGACCTATCGGGCATGGCAGAACCTCAAGGCCGAGGCCAATCGCTACACTGCCAAGGGCAAAATCCGACCGATGATCTGGTGACGCATGGCGAAGTCACCCACGGTCAAGTTCCCGAAATACGCGCCCGATCTGAATGAGCCCGGCGACGACTATTCGGCGGTGATCCAGAATGTCTACCCGAGCGTGGCCGGTTATGCGCCGTCGCCGATGCTGGTGCCGTTCACGAGCGCATTGCCGTCGGCCTGTCGGGGCTATTTCTATGGCCGCAATCCTGACAGCTCGATCTCGATCTTCGCCGGCACCATCACCGACCTCTATGTGCTCAACAACACCACCTTCACCTGGACCAAGATCAGCAAGAGCGGTGGCCCCTATGCGGCGCTGAATTCGACCTCCAACTGGGCCTTCATCCAATTCGAGGCCACCATCATTGCCGTGCAGGGCAACTGCAATCCGCAGTCGCTCGCGCTGCCCGTGGTCGGTAACTTTGCCGATCTGGCCGGCTCGCCTCCGGCGGCAGGCTGCATCGCTGCCATCAACGGCTTCGTGGTGCTGTCTGAGTTGACCGGCAATGTGCAGCGCGTGCAGTGGAGCGATCTGTTCGGCATCACGACGTGGACCGCCGGCACTGGCTATGCGGATTTCCAGGACCTGCCCGATGGCGGGGCCGTGCACGGGCTCAGCGGTGGCGACAATTACGGCCTCGTGTTCCAGGACCTCTGCATCCGCTCATTCATCTATGCGCCGGGTCAGGCCGTGGTGTTCGACATTGTGCGCATCGCCGCTAACGACCCACTTTATGCAAAGTACAGCATTATCAACACCGGTGAGAAGACGTTCTATATCAGCGCACAGGGTGTGAAGCGCATCGACCCGGGCGGCTATCCGGTCCAGATCGGGAAGGGAAGGGTCGATGACTTCCTCAAGGCGGATATCGACGGCGGCAACCTTCAGCTCGTACAGGGCTCGGCTGATCCGAGCCAGACCCGCGTCTACTGGGCCTACAAGTCGATCTCCGGCCAAGCCGGGCTCACCGACAAAATCCTGGTCTATGACTGGTCGATCGGTGAGCTGGGCGAGTTCTCGCTGATCCTGCAGAGCGCGATGTCCATTGCCTCCCTGGCGCGACCAGGGCTGACGCTGGACAGCCTCGACGCCATTGCGCCGACGCCGCTGCCGATCACTGGTGCCGCCAACAACGGCTCCGGCAACGTGCGACTGACGCTCGCCGGCGGGCTGTTCAATTCCAGCTTCACCGTCGCCGGGCAAAACTTCATCGAGGTCTACGGCGTCGGCGGCACCACCGAGGCCAACTCGGCCATTCCCAACACCGCCAACGGCAACTGGAAGCTCCAGGCCGGC